GGTTGTTTGCTCAGCCACGCAAATGTCTTGGAAATGGCCTACGACATGGATTTGCAAAATGTTCTTGTATTGGAAGACGACTTTATTTTTATTGATGATGTAACCAAAATCCATGCAGATATAAAAGCATTCTTTGAATTAAATATTGTTTGGGACGTGGTAATGCTGACCACATGTGCAGCGGTTGTCTCTGAACCGACAAATCAACTTATTTCGCGAATTTCATCGTCTGGTAATGGAGCTGGGTATTTAGTCAATCGGTCAATGATGTTGGAACTTAGTACGTTATTCAAGTCGAATGTAGAGAACTTGTATTCAACCAAACAACACTGGGTTTATCAAAATGATATATTGTGGAAAACAATTATGCCAACGTCGCAATGGTATATGTTCAATCATTATTTAGGGTACCAGAAGGAAGGATATAGTGATTTGTCGCAGGACCAGAAGATTGCAATTGTTCCGCAAATCTTAGGGGAACTACGTGTCCTGCGTGCAGAGCACGCTTCCGCCCCTATTTTGCTTTGCTTATCCCCTCCTTTGGAAGATAAATCTTTACAGACTGTAAACAATTCATATTGTTCTGACTCCATTGTAAATAGCGTTATCGGCGCTTTCATTGGCAGATCTAACATCGGACTACAAAAATATGGAACCACTTTGGATAGAGATGATTTATCTGTTTTGGATTGGATACAGCATGCCCAAGAAGAACACATGGATGCAATTCTTTACTTGGAAAAGTTGAAAACTGAAATTGAAAAAAAGAATCAAGCAATCTAGTGTATATTCACATAGAATCAAGAGGAATGAATATATCATCAAACGTTCCTTCATATACTTTATTACAGTGTGCCCTTAATTGTGGTTCCAATGATTTCCAAGTTATACGTGGGCGACGTTTTTGTTTAGTTTGATCATCAAATGTCTGATTTTTATTTACTTTAATATTTTTCCATTCAGTAGAAGTTCTTTTCAATGGAATTTGAAACAGTATAAACTTGTCTTCCAACCATTTTCTCGCATCAAGAAAATATATAACATCCCAATCAGATGACGGTGTGAATGATGGAGGTCCATTACTTGTGAAACACTTGCATTCTTGTTTTCCTTCCTTTTTTGATTGTAAATCGCCTGTTTTGCAATCCCAAGATGATGACTTATCTCCAAGTTTGTTGTGAATTATTTGTTTTATAATATTCTCACTTATATCTTCTGGAATAGAAGGTAATCTTACAGTTACACCAGTTTTTTTTGTTGTTTTTTTTCGACCAATTACATAAGATTTATGTAAAGCATATTGTTCTATTAGCAATTCTTTAGTATAGCTGTCTTCTCTATTTTCTTTTTTTGTATTTTTGATGCGTTTTTCTTTTTCAATAGGTGCAATAGGTGCAATAATTAGTTTTATGATTTCATCTTTTGTTTTTTTACTATATCCATTTATTTTCTTTTCCTTGCAAATTGCAATTAACTCGTCACGTTTTTTTTTTGAATAATCCATTTTTTATTTATTGAATTTATAAAGAAAAACAATAAACAAATCAATTTTATAATTTCTATAAAAAAACATAAAAAAAATAAAACGTAAAATATATAATGCATCGTATATATTTTCCAAGTTTGATGGGACAAAAAAAGCTGGGGCTCGATACAACCAGCAAGTTTTTGTTCCAGTTTTTCGGCAATCGGGGTACCGTTATAAAAACAAGAAACAGTGTAACAGAACCAAGAACACGATTACTTTCGGAGAATCTGCAAAAGTTATTTAACACAAATATGGAATGCAAAAAACCCACCATTAATATTGGCGGTGACCACTCCATGGCCATTGCAACCATTGGCGCATCCTTGGAAAAACACGGACAATCACTCAAGGTAATCTGGTTTGATGCACACGCCGACATCAATACCCGCAAAACATCACCCAGTGGAAATTACCACGGAATGCCTCTTGCATTCTTAACCAGTTTAGATAATGATTACAATTTGTTCCCATTCCTTTACACAGTCCCAGATCTCAAATTTGAAAACATTCTCTACTTGGGTATCCGCGATTTGGATGATGGAGAGAAGAAGGTTCTAAAAGAGAAGAAAATTAAATACATCAAGTCGAGAGAAATCAACGAGAACCCAAAAGAAACCTATGCGAAAATTAAGGAATTTGTGGGAAAAGACCCATTGCATTTATCGTTTGATGTAGATGGTTTAGACCCTGAAGAAATGTCAAGCACTGGGACAACTGCACCAAACGGTGTTCATACAAAAGCCATAAAACCCATTGTTGATAAAATCATGAAGAATATGAATGTGGTGAATATGGATATCACCGAATTCAATTTGGAATTGGGAGAAAGAGAGAAATCGATGAAAAATTTTGAAAAACTGTTTAAAAAATATTTAGAGTAAAATTTCACAATGACCTGTTTTTTTGTTTCGACGGGTTCCTTTTGGACAACGAGGAAATTTTTGAGTTGCGGGTTTTTGAGTTGCGGGTTTTTGAGTTGCGGGTTTTTGAGTTGTGTTTTTAACACATCTTCCCTTTTCATTCCTTACCGTCCCCTCTCGACACACCTTTCGACACCGACCGCTTGCTGGATTCAATTCTTGACCTGGTAAGCAAAAACGTCCTTCTCTCTCCTCAGGCGAAGCAGAATCAGAATCTTTGATATCTATAAATGCCAGCCTATACAATTTACTAGATTTGCCAGGTTGGCAATGGTTCGCACTAAATGCTCTGGGATTTACACTTAACATTTGGGCGGATGTGTTTGCAATAATATCCGTCGATTCATTAACTAACACTTCAATAAACTTATGTTTTGAATTTAACGCGTTAATAATTTCATGCATTAATAAAAATCCAGAAACTTGTGTAATACGCAATGGAAACAAAGGTTTAAATATATCAACTGTTTCAATAACAGGGATAATGCTATTTCCGGGTTCAGAACAAGGATAAAATGTATTTTTATATCGTTCAGTATCGTTTAAATAGTTAGTAATCATATCCTTGGCATTAATGGCAGTGTATGTATTTCCATATTTTAATATTTTGTTTTGCGGGTCTTCTTTTAAAAAATCATCAATATTTTCATCCATATACATAATTAGATTAAACGCTTCTGTCGGTATTTTACTTTTATGCAGTTTTACGCGTTTTAATTTGGGGTTATAATCTTTAATAATTTTTTGAAACTTTGCTTTTGTTTCTTTATGATTTGTTTCTCTATATTCACGTATGATTGGTCGAATACCTGCTCCGTGGGCAATTAAAAATCTTAATACATCAAAGTGTCTTTTTACTGCTACTCGAGAAACTAAATTGTCAAATTTTGAACCATTCAGCACTAATAATTTAATCATTTCGAAAGAATGGTTTTCATTAGAGGTGACTGCATGCCAAATCGGGAGTTTATCATTTGAAATTTTATTTACATCAGCGCCATATCTTAAGAGAAGTGATGACATATTGCTATTACTAAAGCTTTCAAATTTTATATCATATATTACAGCAAATGCAAGTAAAGAATACCCTTGCCTACCAATAAAATTTGGATCCAACCTATTGTCAAGAAGAGTTCTTAACCCATCCGTATTATAATTTTGAATTAAAAAAAATGGATTATTCTGTAAAGACTGACCCGGAGGTGGACCTGGAGGTGAAGGTGGACCTGGAGGTGAATGAGGTGATCGAGGCATATAATATATTTATATATTATATACTATACCAAATCTAGTTAAAAAGTTCTAAAATTCGCACATAAGTGAAAACACATCATTTGCAACCTCTTTGTTCGCCATCGCATATTCGGACACTGTGCGTTCAAAGAAATTGGATTTGCTTTCCAAACTAATCAGTTCCATAAAATCAAACGGATTTGAACTACCATAAATCTTATCAATTCCCAATTGCAAACAGAGACGGTCACCCACAAACTCAATATACTGGGTCATCAGTTTTGCGTTCATCCCAATTAAACGGCACGGCAACGATTCCGTAATAAATTCCTTTTCAATTTCCACTGCTTCTTTGATAATCTCTGCAATCTTAGACTTGTCCAATTTCTTCTGGAGCTTCGAATAGATAAGAACCGCAAATTCGGAATGAAGTGCCTCATCTCTACTAATGAATTCATTGGAAAGAGTTAGACCCGGCATGATACCACGCTTCTTGATCCAGTAAATCGCGGCGAAACTACTGCTGAAGAAGATGCCTTCCACACAAGCAAATGCCACAAGTCGCATCGGGAAAGTTTCATTGCTTGCCTCGTATCCAATCCAACGTCTCGCCCAGTCAGCCTTTTTCGCAATGGAAGGACACGTCTCGATCGCATTAAACAACTTGTGTTTTTGCGCCTTGTCTTTAATATAAGTTTCGATAAGCACACTGTACATCTCGGAATGAATATTTTCCATTGCAATCTGGAACCCATAGAAAGCACGGGCTTCAGATAATTGCACATCGGCCATAAATCGGGTCGCCAAATTCTCCATAACAATTCCGTCACTGGCTGCGAAAAATGCTAGAACCATCGAGATAAAATATTGTTCGTCTGCATTAAGCTTTGCCCAGTCACCTAGGTCCTTGGATAAATCAATTTCTTCAACACGCCAAAAACAATCTACCTGTTTCTTGTACATTTTCCAGATGTCCTCGTCTTGGATTGGGAACATTACGTAGCGAGAGGTGTCTTCTTTCAAAAGAGGGTCTGTCATTTCCTAAATAATATATTTAATAGATTTTAAATCCTTTTAAGGGAACTCGTCGTTCCCTTATAATCCCATACTAAAAGGACAATTCAGTTAAAAAGTTTCTGTATTAAGGGAAGGGGTCATATGGGGAAGGGCGAAGCCCGACGGCTTAACCGTAGGTTTCCCCTACTTACGTTCTCTCAATGAAATTTAAGTGAAACTATATTTTAAATCGCAATGATTCGAACCAAAGTAGATACATCCAACATTGATGCAAAGGCGTTTCACAAAATGCTTTTTATTTTTAATTGTGTAGAGAAAGGGTGGAATGTGAAGAAACGCGATGGTCGATACATATTCCAAAAATCCCACGACGGAAAGAGAGAAGTTTTCATGGAAGATTATTTAGAGAAATTCATTGCCGAGAATTCTTCACTATAAAGGAAACCTACGGTTTCCTTTTGAACCTTCCCTTATACCTTCCCATATACCTTCCCTTATACCTTCCCATATACCTTCCCATATACCTTCCCATATACCTCGCTTTAATCGGAGGCTCACATTAAAGGAGGGGTCATAGGGGCGGAAGCGTGCTCTGCACGCAGGACACGTAGTTCCCCTACTAATTCATGATTTTCTCAAACTGTTTCGATATCTCCTTTTCCAAATCAGGCAATCTTGTATATAGCATCGGGTTCTTGCCATTCTCATATTTATTGGGGTTAAACTTAATAATTATGGTTTTTTCGTCA